GCACTTCCATTCCTTGACAATTTTTGTAGTGTCTTGAAGGGTCTTCAGCCTATGCTCTGGAGCTAGTCCATCCTCGAACCTACGCATATTAAGATTCGAGTGAATACTGAATATACGCTTCATTATCTGACTAGCGCCCATCTCTAGATTAAAGAGAAGGACTGCATTATTATTTATGCAAGTGTTACGTAGAAAGTTCAGAGCGTAGGCAGTCTTGCCGCACCCTGGTCTTGATGCTAGTACGCAGAGTTGACCTGGACCGTATCCACCCCTATACAATACATCGTCAATGGATTGAATTCCAGTCCTTAGATACTTAGAATAATTTACCTTGCTAGTAACGTCCTTGTAAGTCTCATCAACAATACTCTCTAGGGTATCTTGTGACGGAGCAAGTGAAGATATACTGTCGCAATGACTCTGTACGGTTGTAAGAATCTCTTCTGATTCCTTGCCCTCTGATAGTGCATCCTTGATTGTAAGTGACAGTCGAGAGAGTCTACTTGTTCTATAGCCCTCAACCATTTCCGTGACTAGATTATTGTAATGCAGTTCACTAAGCCCATCGTCATTGATTGACCAAACCTCGTTAGGTTTTATTTCATTGTCACCCTTTTGTAGGTGAGTAAACAGCGACACCGTATCAAGGATTACACCCTTGGAATCTAGTTCACACATAGCGTCCCACATAGCACGTGTATCGTACGCTAGGAAAAACTCAGAGCTTATGCCGGCTTCTCTTGCTTCTGTTAGTAAAGCATTAGAGCCGTCATTGATTTCTGCTTTGAGTATAGTGCCTAATAAACTTCTTTCTAATTCTTTCATTGTGGTTCTGTTATAAGAAAGCACGGTGTACGTTCACCTACCCATGCTCCCATTTGATTATATTCAAAATATTCTACGGCTTCTTCATAGGTCATGCCGTCCTTTACCATTTGATCA